GATGTAAACGTTAATCAGCGCGTAGTCGCCGTTAGAAACTAATGTCCGAACGCGGGAACCGACCGATCGAACTGCCGGACGAAGCCCCTGAAGCCGTCCGCGCCGCTTTGCCGAAGCTACGCGCCGCGTATGGGTTAGACCCACAACTGTCCGACTACGACCTACTAACGACGAAAGACCGCCGGCTAACTGTCGGCACGCGCCGGGGGTTTGCACAAGCGCGCGGCGTAAAGATCGGCCAGTTCGATGCACGGGCTGAAGTCGTCGCGCTGGATTCGCCGAACGTGTACGAATTTAGTCCCGCTGGCCGCGTTGATACAAACGACGATGAAACCGTTTACGTCGCGCTTTCGGTCGCCGATCGCTTGGAAACAGTGATCGAAAACAGCATAGACGCGCTGAATGAAGGGAACTACTTTTGGATGAACCTGGATATGGTCGAAGCCGATCGGGGCTATCCGGTCGCTGTGTCCCTGGCTGAAAACGATCCGGTTATCCCCGAAGATGTACGGGAAGTCGGGCTTACGAAAAGTCACAAAAACGAACCATGGGCGCTGTTGCCAGCGCTGTCGGACACGGACCGGCTACCAAGCGACCCGGAACGCGAACCAGGTCGCGCGGACACGTACACGCGCCAGGGGCTTTTGACCGAAACGAACTGGCGCGAAAAGTACCAGGACGCTATACCGGACGACGCGCCTGTTCCGTCCGACGCGCCGGCTAATTTCGGGGGACAGTAAACCGTGTCGTTTATATGTATGGGGGTATTCTACCTAAATGCAATGGTCGAACACACCGAAGGCAGGAAAGACGAAAAGCCCCCCTGGATCGACGGTAGTCGCGTCGTCTGTCCGAACTGTGGAAGCGACGGCTACGCGGTTGACTGCTATGGCGGTAGCTACCGCATGGGCTACGAACAGCGGACGTGTCTAACCTGTTCGGAAGAATACCGCGTTAAGGCCTGAATGTCCGCCTGGCGCTACAAACTGCCGTGCGGACACCACTGTTTTCTTTTCACGAAAACAGGCTATTGGTGTGAACTGTGCGGCGAAAAGTACGATCACCTGATAGACAAGAAAACGAACACGCGGGTAAGCGGCGTCAACGACGCCCGCTAAGTGTTAATCAGGATTAACACACACCTACACTGTGGATGCGTCGCCTGCGGCGGTAGCAGGTCCGACCGATTATTTCTGACTTCTTGAATCGTATACTGTTGGCCTTCAAGCGCCTGGCACTGTGCGCACACACGGTTATCCCCTGCCGTCGTATGCTCCATTTTCTTACCCGGCGTCGAACTGGCCCCTTCTATTCCGTATCCTACAGCGCGGTCGTCGTTGAACCAGTGATCATAAACATCCAGCGCGGTTTCGTTGTGTGCGCGTAAGGTTTCGGTCCTGGCGATCATTTCGGCGCGGTGTACGCCGACTTTCCGCACGCGCTTACTAATCTGCCGGCCTACGTCGCGCGGGTTTTCGCCGCGAAGCATACCGAAGGTAAGCGTATCGCGCACGTCGTCTGTAATGTCCCCTGTCAGCGTTTCTAATTCGTTGTAGTTGCGCGAAAACAAGCGCGAAAGCAACTGCGATCTTTGCGCACGCGGCAAAACATCTTCGCCGGCGTCGATCGCTATGCCAGCGCCTTCAAGCTGTGCGGTCGCAAAGGCTTCGCCCTTGGTTTCGGCGCTTCTAACGTATTTCGCCGTGTAGTGCCGGCCTGCCGTGACTTCAGCGCGGCCCATCTTTTCCAAGACGCCCTGTTCGGCCTGTTCTTGTAACCAGCGGTTGAACGCGGCGCGCGTCGCGGCCAGCGATCCGTCGTCTAAGGTTTCCGGTATCCGATAATCTTCAAGCGCGGCGTCGGTCGTTCGGCGTTCGCTAATCGCCAGCGCGTCGTTTTCGCCGATTGTCTTATTTACAGCCGCCGCCAAGCGCCGAACCCTGCCGGTTAGTTCCGGTCGGTACTGGCGTTCCCGCAAATTGACCGTATGCGACGGATCGGCGCTGTTCGAAAGCACACGGTCTTTGATTCGCCGGCCCTAATAGTCCTTAGTGGTCGTTAGACAGCATTTCGGCCAAGCGGCGCGCTTCTTCTTTTTGTTCGGGGTGTAGGTCCGGGTTATCAGCCCATCGTTCTAAGACGCGCACAGCCGCGTCAATCGTCCCCTGGTTGTACGGGTATTCCTGTTCCCAAACTTCCCCGAACTGCACACACAGGACTAACAGCGGCGTCAGATCGACGGACGCACTGAAGCGATCGCCAATTACAGGCAGGCGCGAAAGAAGCGGCGCACTTACCATTATTTCGACGGGTTCGCCTTCGTTAGCAATGTCAAAGTCGCCCGCTTCGATTTCTTCAGTGTGATCGTAGGCGTATTCACAAAACGCGCGGGCGATCGTAGCTTGGTCGTCTACGTTCGGGTCGTTTTCGATTTCTTTCAGCCATTCGATGTACGCCTTTGCCGGCTTATCTGCGTCGCGGTAGGTTTCGGTCATAGGTATCCACCCATTACTAACGCGGCCAGCAGGATAAAAATACCGGCGACAAGGCGCAAAACGCTTCGTTTTAACAGCGCTTCCATGAATAACCACCCGCACAACCACCCGGCTACGATCGGAATAGCGAACGCCAGGGCCGTTGTACCAGCTAACATTGCCCCGCGCCCATGCCCGGCAGTTGGGTTACGTCTTTGACGCGAACGTACCGATCACATTCAGGACATTCGCCTTCGCAACCCTTGAAAACAAAGCTGTTCGGGTCGCGGTCCATGCTTGGCATATAGGTACAGCAGAAATCATACGCCCGAAGCGTTGACACGCTTTGACAGAACGGACAGCGGGCCAGCGTTCCCTTAGCGTTATCCGCTATCCCGGTTGTATACGACGCGCCCATCGGATCGGTTTTAGTCAGCGGCGGTTCGTAATTAGGCCCGGCCATGGCTGTAACCTGCCGGTTACACCATGAAAAAGTTTCGTAGAAGTCGCGCGCTAAACTATACCCTTTCGTTGCAACCTACGATAAGGTTTCCACAGTCCGCACAGGTGATTCTACAGCCGTCCTTTGTCGGCGCGCCGCCGTCGGCACAGTGATAACAGTCTACCATCGGGATGCTTGGGTAATTCGCGGCCGCACTAAAACCTGTTGTCGGGCGCGCGGCGCGCGATTAGGAAACTGCGGAAAGTTTATACAGCCGACGCCTGTACGAATACCTGGCGCGATAGTAAAGCGCCAAGGGACCGTACCGGCGTGGCATATCCGCATCGGTGAATCGGTGTCTGATTCATGCGCTGTCAAAAGCGGGCTTTCGTCCGCTTTCGTACAACGACGTAGGATTTATATACGACCGGCGCATTAGAACGAAATGCGCGTGGAAATCCCGCGCGCGGACACGTCAAACATGGTTTGTCAGCATCCCTTACCGGGGTGCCTTCGGGGGTCAACCCTGTTCATCTGTTAGGAAACACCGGAAAGGGCCGGCCTTTTGCCGCCCTTTGTTACGGTGTTTGGAAAAGTTTAAGTTACAAACAGCCGTTAGCACAAGATGCGCCGAAGCACACGGCGTAGCACTACAGTAAACAGCGGGTACTTTCCTTCCACGCTGTTTTCGCAAAGTTTAAGTTACAGGCAGGCATTAGTGTAAATTGCCCTGTCAAGGGTAGCACGCGGCGCACGTCGATGCGTCAGGTGAATCGGTGTCAAGTGGGCCTGGATCACCCACGGAAGCGGGACGCTTCCATTCCGATCATAGGCGGGGCGCTTGCAATCCGATCATATTCGACCGGCGAATCCGCGCGACCATACACGCGCGCCCGCCAGTAGTGCGGGATAATATACGGTTCGCCGGTTTAACACCTCCTTACAACCTTCAAGCGTCAGCTTCGCCGTTTTCAGCGCCGCCTTCGCCAGCGGCCGCGCCGCTGGCCGCGATTTCCGCCAGGGTTTCGCCGTCCGCCGCTTCGATTTCCTGAAGCGCGTTTTCAAGTTCGGCGTAGTCCATGTTCAAATCCTGTTCTACGACCTGTTCAAGCGGTAGGTAAGCATCTACACCGCTCTGGATATAGAGCTTCCAACCCTGCATATACTTGTACCAGGCTTCAGCGTCAAAGTCTTCGTCCTTCAGCGGGCTTTTCGATTGATCGGATTCGATCGCAAATTCCACGCTGTCTATAACATCTTCGCGGTCGCTGTCCGCGACGCTAACAATCCCCCGATCGATCAAGAAGCGCGCCTTCTTCCGAAAGATACCAGTGTAGCCGTCGGCAATTCGCCGGCGAATCCGGTTTACGTCCCGGTCGAACTGTTCTACGCGCGGTTCCGTAACGTCGCGGTTGATACTGTCGCCAAAGCCGACATACGCCTTCGGGACGTTAAGCCCGCCATAGATCGTATCGATGCTCATACGGATCGACGGTTCTATGTCCGGCAGTTCCGGCGTGTGCCATTCGGTTTCGACGCCGGGCGGAACGCCGAAGATACCACCTGGCGAATTATGCGCGCCGCCGCCCGATCCATCCAGGTCCGAATAGTCGGTTTCGTCGCCGCTTCGCCGCCGGTTTTCTTTCCACCCGCGCGAACCCGAAGCGCCCGACCCGCGCCCGCGAAGCGCGTTAATGAACTGTTGCATCTGTTGGGTAGTCCATTCTATAATATCCCCCGACGGCAGTTCGACCTGGTTGAAGCTAACGTTCGCGCGCGGATGGGCGATATTTTTCAGTGCGGCGTTGTAGTCGTCGCGGCGGTTCTGTACCGCTATGGCTTCTTCCGCGACGGGTTCAACGATCGACATACCGCGAACCTGGCCGGCTTTGCCTGTACTGCCGGCGCTGTGGTTCGGCGTGTCCGGCATGGGGTTCCGAACGATCTTAGTCACGTCGCGCTGTGAAAGCGGCACTACGTCGGCTTCCGCTTTAGACGAAGCCCGGCCCATGTTCTGAATGTAACAAGCCCATTCGCCGCGCGCGTTCTGCGGCGTTCCTTCAGGAACGTTCGCCGCGTCGTCGTCCGGTCGAATCAGCCGGTCGCTTTCGGGATAACAAAGAATGTCAACAGATAGCGGGTCGATCGACTGAAAACCGGAAAAGTGGTTTGGATCGGTCGGGTCGTCGTACATATGCTCTAACAAGACCGTCCCATCCAGGTCATGCGCACGCGCGTCGTACCACAGTTGGGGGCCTAACGGCTTGTCGTATTCGCCGCCGTAAATAACGCATTGATCGGCCCACTTTCGTAGTAGGTCGGTTAGGTCGTCGTTATCCGTTCGGATCGTAAACCCAGGCCGGGCGACTTCCCCGCAACGCAAATCCAGGCCGGGGTTGATATACGGGTTTTCCCGGTACAGCCGGCGGTATAGCTGTATCTGGTTACGATCCGGGGAACTGCGTTCGTAACCGCCGGCGCTGAAGCCGCCGAACCCTGAAGTCGTAGTTTGCGGGTCGGGAATGTCGCCCAAGAAATCCGGGCGGTCGCCGTCGCTTAGTGCAAGCGCGGCTTTTGTAATGTCGCGCGCGTCGCTATATAAGCTCATATGGTTATATTCTTTTTTATTACGTCGCGGTGTAAAAACATGAGCACGCGCCGCTACAAGCGCGTATCACTTTCCCGACAGTCGCGCGACGAAGCGCGCGACGAAACAAGTATCAGAACCGCGACGGTTATAGCCCCTGCTATCAGCGCGGTCTGAAAGTCGCCCCTATTGTAGAAGGGACTGAAATGTGATTTAGGATCAGATTTGCCTGAAACGGTCGATTTCAAATCGGGGGGTCTGAAGCTGGCCGCAAATCAGCGCGGATTGTACGGAACGTACAACCCCCGTGTCTAAGTTTTCTGACACTGAAAACAGCCGCGAAAATCAGCCGCGATTTGCCGCGTTTATCGCCGCGCTTACATTAGTCGTTTCGCCGATCGGAACCACTTACGGAACGCGAAGGTTTCATCTTCGTAGTGTTTGCGTCCGCTACACAGCCGGGAAATCACGGCCAGGGACACACCGCCGCGCGGTCCTAAGACCAAGTGGGCCGTATCGCTACCTAATTCGCCTTCGTTAGTCCATTTCGTTTTCGACTTAACAAACAGGCTGATTCGACCGCCGTCGATTTCTTCCATATCGATAGTGAACCGAAGCCGCGTCGGTTTTTCGGGCGTGTTCCGGCGATCTTCAGCGCGACGCACTGCGGCGACTGCCGATCGAACGCGCCGGCGCTGTGTAGGCGTCGCGTCAGCGCTTTCTAAGCCGACGCGGACGTTATCAGGTAGCTGTTCTTCGGGCATTTCTTCGGCCAGGGGCGCGCTTCGTTGTGCCATTGCATTTAGCACGAACAGCGGCATACATATAAATTTGTCGTATTGCCTTTGCCGGAAGCGTTATGAAGCGCCGCGCGCTTGTATGCGCATGGGAAGCCGCAAAAAAGTACCGGACCGCTTGGAAAGCGACGACCTTCGGTTTGACGGACAAACAATCAGCGAAATGGGCTATAACATCTATACGTTCGGCAAAACTGTGCGAATGGTGCCGGAAGATTCAAACGACAATTGGGGCCGGCAGAACGAAATGGGAACCGTGTGCCGGATCATGGCACAGTTTGACTATATAATGGTACATGCTAACAACGATCGCATGGTTTTCGAACCGGAAAGCCGGGCGCTGTTCTAATACGACAGGTTTATACGTATGTCGCTGTTCTGCCTAATTGCCTGGCGCTGAAAGCGGCCAGGCGCAAACCATGACCGAAGCATCCGGGGAAGTCACGGTTACGGTCGGATCGGCTAACGAATACAGGCACGCGGTCGCGGATTTAGAAAACATCGGGCTGTCTATCGAATCGGCAAAGGCAGTCGGCGACTGGATTAGTAACTTTTGGATCAAACGGAATTGGGACGAAGGCGAAGCGGCTGTTTCCGGCGTCGAAGGGGCCAGCTTCAACATAGTCGCGCCTAACGTCGAAAGTCACGCGGCTTTCAAGCCGGACGACCGGACCGGCGATCGTGGGCGCGTCGTTATTACAGCGGCTAATTAAATACAATTAGCCCACTACTGGCGCGACGCTATCCGGCCTGTGCGGTCGGGAAGTCGGCGCGTTGCCCC